AGGATATTGTATAATACTATGATGTAACTTGTCAACCGGAAGTTCTAACATACTTACAATTACATCCTCAAGATCTAAAATTTGATGAACTCCGATTGTATTTGTAACCTCTAATTGTGTATTCCTTCTGGTTTTGTTAAACTGTTTTATATTGTCTTCTACTTTTTCCCAGCTGCCGCCTCTAAAATAATCGTACAAGTTTTTTCCAGCATCTAAACTTATTCGCACATTTGCACATTTAAATTTATTAAGTTTTTTAGCAAAATCTTTATAATTAATGTCAACATTAAAGTTAGAAGTAATACTAATAGTCATACGTTTTATGTTAGGATGGTCTTTTATTAAATCTAAAAATAGCCAAAATTGTTTTTGATACAATGGCTCGCCGCCGGCAATATCAAATCTTTCAACATTTGGAAAGTTTCTATTTAAGTCTTCTACAAAGTCTCTTACTTGCTTACTTGTCCAATTTGTATTTTTACTCGGATTAACCCATCCTCTAATATTATGAGCAACGTCATCTTTTTGTAAGGGATTATTTTTTATAAGTGATGCCCATTGACTGCTGTAATCGGGGCCACAATGCAAACAGCATAAGTTACAAGTATTACTGAATCTAAGCTCTATAAATTTTAATTCTCTATAACGCACTTTGCCGTTTGCATTAATTTTAGTGTTAGGATTAAATTCAGAATTAATGTTTTGACGCATACTTGTGATATTTCGTTGTTCTCTTTCCATACAAGTATCACAATGCGATGTATCCCATTCACCATCTTGTAAAGTTTTCCTAAGATTTCTAAATCCTTCGTTATTTAAAAAATCACTTGGTTTTACCGAGTCACTAATTTTAGCCAAAGATCCGTGACCTCTGGGACACGCAGTTATTCTATCATTGGGCTTGTAATTAATTGCATTTTTTGCAAAGAAGCATTTAATCGGAGGCATTTAATCTCTCCTTAACTTTGTCTGTTAATATATTAGCAAAGTTTATATGTGCTTCCTCTAACGGATGATGTTGTGGACCTATTGGATATTCGTTATCTTTTGCCCATTCAGCAAAAGACCATGTTTTATCAAATAACCAGTTACTACTATCAATGAGATTTACTCGTTGTTGTGTGTAGTTTTCTACTTTTCTATTACGACTTACAAAATCATCAAGTTGTTTGAGTGTCATTGAAGAATTACAATTAGTCATAATAAACGGTATATTTCCTGCACGACAAACAGTTTGAACTATCATTATATTTCTAATATAACTATCAATTGCTCCTTTTTGGTCAAATATATTAAGCCACCATTTTTGCGTAGCACTTAACTGACTAAGAGATCGGCGCCAGTGTAGTTGTTTTTTTGTCGGCTTACCTTTGGCAGGTAAAAAAATATCAGGCGATCTTACTTGTCTAAATCCGTCTCTTTCCTCCCACATATCCTCCTCAGGAGCATACTGCTCTGATCTTGTAATAGGAGCCCACATAATAAACACCAAGTCAGGTTTTACTTTATGACCGCTCATAAACTCTAAAAATTTTCTGGCTATCCTGTCATTACTTGCTCCGCCCCAAGAATCATTTACTACAGACATTTTTAATTTTTGTTGCATCAAAAAAGAATATCGACCTTTCAGAGGATTATTTAATTCAATTCCGTATGTATAACTGTCCCCGCCTACATATATCATTTTATTTTATCCTCTTATGTATTTTGTTACTTGTATCTGCTACATATGTATAAGTTCCGTCTTGGTGCATATTTGCCGTACATCGTTTTTTACACAATACGCTGGTGTTTCCACTTTCCCATCCTTCATTGTTTACATATGTAGAAAAATAATCATGATCTAATATTTCGTCTAATGAATGATGTTCTAAACTATTCCAATTAGGGTCATCTTTTTGTAATTTAAAAAAATAGTCGTCTCCGTCAAGAGCACCTTTTTTTTGCAATCCGGCTTCGATCTTTGTTATTACATTTACAAATTTACAACACGGCCACACTCTACCGTCAACAGTTATATCGTATTCACTTCGAGCGCCATCATGAAACATACACATAATCTTTTGCTGTTTAGCCATTGGTCAATTCCTCCATTACTTTACGTTTATGAAGTGGATCAATTAACCCAAACGGCCTGTTGTTTATTTTAAATAGTATTTCAATCCCTATATCTTTAGCTATTTGTTTAGCTGTTTTTACTTGTTTCCAGTTCCACTCAAAAATTAAATAATGCCAATCACCGTTACCACCGTTTTCAATCCATGCTTTCATATTATCCATTGCTCGATAATAGTCAACACCTTCTCTATATTTCCAATTTGTCTCATGGTCAGTGCCGTCTATTGCCCATTTAATATGAATACGACTTCCATATTTTTGCGCTGTCTTTGCATACCATTCTGGTTGACGCAGGCCGCCGTTTGTCGAAAGTTCTACTCGAGGAACAACAGCAAGAGTAATATCTAAAATTTTATCTATATTAGGATGCATCATTGGATCACCTAATTCTCCGCAAAGAAGTAAATATCCCAGTTTGTTCTTTTTAAAATAATCGCCAGATACTAAATTTTGTACTGCTTCTACGCTCATATGTGTAGGCGTAAGCCAATCTTCCGGCTCACCTGTTTCGCTATTGGTACGTAAGCAACTACGACATTTAGCTTGACAATACGTTGAGATTGAAAGTTGAAAACATTTATCAGACACTAAAATGCTCCAATATTTTGTCAGCAGCAACTTGATGGCCTTCTTCTAAAAAGTGTTTCCCTGGGCCTATTGGTAATTTTAAATCATTCATACATTCCTGTAAAGAATAATCTGGTTGATAAAGCCATGTATCATTCCAGTCTACACTATTGTACATTAAATGATCTGTTATTAATTCATTGAATTTTATGATATTATTCTGTACTCCAAAAAACATGCATAATTTTGTGTCAGTATATTTACACATCCTTTGTACTTGCAGTATCATATTTAAAATTTCAGCATGTATAACTCTGTCAGTACGTACATTAGCCATGTACTGCAATAATACTTTATTTTCTTTAGATACCTTTACATCATCTCGCAATTTTGCGATTCTTTTTCTAAGTTTTTCATCTATGTAATCTTCATGTTTGTTAGAAGGAAGTAATCGATGTGCAGTTATTCTTCTATAACCGTCATAATCTTGATCAAAGACAGAATAATGTTCAAATCTGTTTAGGCCAGTCCATCCTAAAATTACATGTGAAAATTTATTAGGATCAAACGCTTCAAAAAATTTACGGTAAATTCTTTGATTACTTGCGCCGCCTATTGCATCGTTTTGATTTGTTGTTCCCATAGCATCTGATACAATATCACCAAAACGATTTGATATATCTAATAATTCTGATCCATATGCATAGCTGTCGCCGCCTACGTATATCATACAAATTGCTCCTTATACGGGTCAAATTCACTACCGCATTTTTGAGCGCAAACGCCAAGTTTTCCGTCAGCAATACTATTTTTTTGCCAACTTGCAGTGATACTATCTATTAATTTTCCATTAACCACGTGTTTAATGTCATTGTCTATAATACTTATGCCTTGTTTTCCGCCAGCATTATCTATATGATCCCATACCTGTTCTACACGGGGATCTGCATGCCACCATTTGTACATACGTCCAGCAGTCCAACAACACGGCATTAAAAGTCCTTCTGCTGTTACAAAAATACTTCCTTGGTTTGCAACTTTACAAGTAATACTGCACTTATCTAAATACTCTTTCATACTACCATAAGACTTTTCAATTTCTTTTTGTTTTAGTAGTGCTATGTTTTTATTCTTTTCATCTTTAGGCTGTGCTAAGTTTTGTGTTTCAGCCCCTTTACGATTTATTGCTTGATGAGATGTTTTAGGTTTAATATCACTTGTAATAAATCTACCTGATTTTTTCTTGATAAACTTTTCACATCCCCACTGAGTAGCAAGTGCTTCTGCTTCATCTACTTGATGTTCATTGTGTGCAAAAATTAAGAAGTCCCAACGGGCTCTGCCTCCAGCATTAATAAATGCTCGCATGTTACGTTCAACATTATTCCAAACAACGTTCTGTCGATATAAATGATTTGTATCCTTTAAACCGTCTACACTAAAAATTACTGCTCCTTTGCGACCAATAACTCCTGCAAGTTCTGTCCACCATTCAGCACTCTTGGCTCCAGCATTAGTATTCATGCTCAACCATATCTTATCGTTATGTTCGCGGAAATATTTGAATACTTCAAGCGTATCTTTAGCAACAATAGGATCTCCTAAGTTGCCGCACATATACATAACATTTAATTGCTTTATAAAAGCAGGACTAAACATTCTTTTTGCATCTTCTAAACTAAGTTCTGCATTTGTAATATGAGGATTATCATCTCCGCCATTCATGTTACGATCGCACATAGGACAGGCCGCTTGACACTTTTGCGTAATTTCTAAGTGTACTTCTTTGATGTCTTCGTATCTATACATTTATGCTATTTCACCTTTTAAATAGCCTGCAAGTACCCGATTACCTTTTTGAGTCAAATGTCCAGTACCGTCATCAAATTTTTCTAATTTTAGGCTATTAGGTACTACATTAGTGCCTAACGTGTCTTCGTTCCAAGACCAAGTATAATGATGCAAGTCTTTTAATCTATATAATGTTGACAAATAAGCTGTTTCATTTATATGAGCTATTTGTCTTTTTGGTAGTAATTTATACAGTTGCTTAATCCTTTGAACATTGCTTTTCAAGTAGCTTGGCGTAAAAATATTAAAATATTCTGCTATGTACTCTTTGGATAACAAGTAATAATTATCACTTAGCTGCTTAACCCCGTACCTAATACCTATTTTTTCAGAACTATCAGATAACGAAATATAAAATCTATTTGGAAATGTAAACTGTACAATAGAAAAATCTACGGAATACTCCTCAAGTGCTTTTTTTATTATCATATCATTCAGTATATTATTTCCACCAGATACCCCAAGATTATAAACATCTACGTCCGGCATGAGTAGAGATAGCTGATACGGATATGAAGCTCTCCAGTCTTTTTGGGCAAAATGGATACCGTTAGTAAAGCTGCATCCAAAACAGAATACATTTTTTCTCATACATCTAACACCAATTTTACATCTTTACCAGGGCCTGCTTTACTGGGCAAATCTCCATATTGATCAATATACCAGTCTATTACAGCACAATACCAATTATGACTATTGTGATGAGCTTTTTTATTAAACTGCCAAATATTATTGTTAGTTGCTTGTATTGTACTTAGAGCTCTTGCACTTTCTTTTTGTAATTCCCTAACAGGGAGATCTTTTAAATCTATCATAGTAAGTTTACTACCTTTGTATGAATAATGTTATTGTAAACAAGTCCGTGTCCTGTAGTATTTAAGTGACATCCGTTGTCTTCAACAAAACTATGAAATTGTGATCCTAATATATCATCTACACTGTCGTAGCCTGTAATAACAGCATCTTCTTTGCGCCAATAAAATGCGTAATGTGGAATATTCTGTAATTTTAGAAGATTCCTTTCTACTGCAATACTATTTAAATATACAATGTCGTCATCAGATAACGCTGTATACAGCCGAATTATCTCTTTACGTGATGCAGATGAAAAGCTCTGTGGACTAACCATCATTCCAAAGGGGAAAGGTCGTCTTTGTAATGCATAATAATTAGGAGCAACACAATTTGTACTTTCTAATAAATTTAATTTAGTTGTACGTTTTATTTTTATAAATCTTCTATGATCAGATATCTGATAAATTACTACATCAGGAGTATAAGTTTCTAAAAAACTATCAAGTATTATACCAGAGAAAAAGTTGTTTGAACCTGATAATGATAAATTCCAAACTTCTGAATTACGAAATGTTTTTTGTAAATAGGCTGACCAATTCTTAGGAGTTACAATATCGTCAGGGCCAGATACGTTAGTGCGTCTATTATGTCCAGCAGTATGACTGTCGCCGATACATAGTATTCGTTTCATTATGCTTCACCGATCAACATAACTCTCTTATAACCTTTAAGTTGTAATTCACCTTCATATAATATTTTACTCATAGGAAATAGTTTTTTCATATGATTAATACTATGTACGCAATTTACGTGTTCTTCTAAGTCAAAATAATTATTACTTTGTATAGCAACAATAGGTTTATGATCTTTCCAAGGGTTAAATCTAATTTGATTAAACCATTCAGTTGTCATATGTTCAGCACTTGTGTTTATAATTAGGTCTGGGTAAAATTGCTCATTATATTTTTCTTCAGTTTTAAAATTTTCTACGTCCCACTGATATCCGCTTCCGTGCAGATTAAGATTATTAATATCGCCGTGTATAGATTTTACTTTGTAATCATCTATTCGACGTAAGTTAAAATTATAGTCACTTTCATTACATGCATCTATATCAATTTCAACGTTTCTAAATTTTTTAAATGTAATCTTGTCTACACTATCTCCAAACAACTCAACTAACTGTCCGTACCAACCAGCTAATAGTACAACATTGCCATAATGATTAGATATTTTTTCAAGCTCATTTACTAACCATATCTTACTCTTGATTTGGCTTCTACTTAATGCATCTGAGAGTATATTCATGTCTTTATCTTTTTTGATAAAGTCCTTAATAAATCTAAAATAACGAGTATCGTTGCCTTCATAATTATTTAAAAGATATACAATAAGGTCTTGCTCAAAATTATCAGATCCGTAAATATTTGCAAGATCTTTTGGTAAGAAATGATTAACAAAAGCAGACTTTTGATCCTCTGCATATAGGATATCTAAGAAAGATTTTACATTTCGTGCAACCGAACCTTCTGTCTTAAATTCACTATATTCTTGTAATCCATGTAAAAATTCTTTATTTGTAATGCTCATTAAATCTCTCCTCTAACCACATAAAATCATTTATTCTACGCAGATCTTGCAGTGAATCACGATAGTATTCTCCGTATTTTCTGCCTTCGTTGGCACCATCGATTGCATATTCTCCGTATTGTCTGTCGTTGCCAACTGTACACCAAATATTTAATCGTTCGTTTGTTTCGTCGTCTTTTTGTCTGTCTATTACTTTGCTTGAAAGTTTACAACATTCTCTAAATGCACTTTTCCAAGTGTTTAGCGGACTTGTATTAAATTCAGTAATATTACTTATTTCGTATACTTTTTTAAATTTATTACTTATACTTGTAGTCATATCCGGCTTAGACTTATCCATATTAAGAGTAAGTTCTCTCGGAAATAGTTTAATAGCACCATAACCGTAAATTAAATCATTAATAGGATTTTTACTATTGCATACATGCACTGTGTCTAAATCCCATTTAGGAACTGCATAGTTAAAATTAAAATCGTCGTCAATAACAGCATCACCGTCAACTATCCAAATCATATCAGTTGTGCATAGCTCTGCTGCTTTTATATGTGCATTATGAATTCCATCTACTCCGTGTATACGCTTTGCATAAGGAAATCTTTCTAATAATCTCTTGTAGTTTTGATTCATATATTCTTCGTTATATGTTATCATTACAATATCGTATTCTGTTTTTGCTACTGGAGATGCTTTGACAACTTTAGGCGATATTAATCTTGGAGGGTTTCGATACACTGTTTTGAAGAATTTACTCTGTTGAGCTGATAACGGATTTTCAGCAATTGGAAGATCAAGTGCATTAATGAGTTTGATACCGTATTCAACAATTTCATCTTCAACGTTTTCAATCGATTCAAAGGACTGTTTCCATAAGTCGTTTAAATGTTCAAAATCTCTTACTTGTATAAAATCCCAATCTGTACACATAGCCATATACAAACCTGCTCTTGCCCCAAGTATTCCCCAGTCGCCGTTTATAGTATCGCAGCCGACCATTGTCCAAATATAGAGTCTATTTAGATTTTTCCAATGTTGAGATAACAATCCGTCTTTAGATAGTTGTGTTCCTTCGTTGAGTGCCATCTTAACCCCTTCACGAAACCCAGCACGCCACGCTTGATGAGGAGTATAATTATTCATTATCATCGAATAACAAGTATCTTGTTGTATGTACTCCATGTCCCAGCAGAAATCGACTTGTGCTTTGACATTATCTGGTTCAGCATTTTCATGTGTTTGCATATTTAAAACATGAGATTTTGGCCAACACTTAATGCCGCCATTACCATACATTAAATTGTTAATTGAATTTTTAGCAGTCCAACTAATAACAGCCTTGTCGATATCTGCACCATCATAGAAATATATTTCTTCTTGCAGAAACTTAGGATTAATTATGTTGTCACCGTCTATAGTAATAAATCGATCTGTATTACTAAGTTTAGCACATGCTTTGTGTGCGGCATCGCTGCCTTCTACTCCGTGTACACGCTTTGCCCAAGGCACTTTTGTAAGTAAGTCTTCATAATTTTTTTCTGCGTTTGGTTCATCGTAAGATAGATATATTATATCTAAATCTTTTACTTTAAGTGTTTGATGCATGTTTTTCCTCTAATGTATACGATTGAAACTTTTTAACTGTGAACACACTATAGTCTTTAGTGTTTTTATCGTGTTCTGTAAAGTCAACTTCTACAGTATTATCAGTTATCTCATTTACAGAAATGGTTATACTTCTATATAGCAAATTTGGGTTGTCTTTCTGAGTAATGCTGAAATGTAATGATCCGTCAATGTTGTTCTCAACATTATTACAACTAAATTTCCACTTGTTGTTTTTGTAGTCCTTTTGTATTATAATATCACATATATCTGTTTGTTGTATTACTTCAAAAAAGTTTGTTGTTTTAGGCTTTAAAAACTGTTGTTTAATTTCAACAGCATTACTGTCAACATTGACAAAATATTGATATAAATGTTTTTCTCCACTATTAAACTTCATTGCAGTGTCATGTGAAACTTCAATTCGTGTAGATGTTTTATTATCAATTGTTGTAAAACATATAATATCGTTAGACTTGCTATCATATTCGCAATACCAGATAGGTACTTTATTATTAATTTTATTTAGATAGGAAATTCTCTTTTTATAATTCTGCATAATTCAAATACTTTTCATATTTTTTTATAATTTTATCGCTTAAGAACGAATCTTCAATATAATGAAAAACTCCACCTTGTTTATAGTTGCCAATAAAAAGTTCTAATTCGTCTGTCATATAAGCAGTAATATAATCTTGCCAATTATTTTGCAAATTATCAAACTCTTGATGGTATACTTTCATATGAGTAAAATTAATTACAGAATTCTTTGGAGTAACTTCCTTTTCAATATCTAAAACTCGAATTGCTAATGCAGCACTAACATCAATACTTGCCCATTTTTGAAAAGCATTGCCACCTGTAAATGTACCATATATTACTTCCCAATTTTTATTAATAATTTCTAAATATTTTGCAAACATCTTTGTTAGAGTTGTCTTTTTAAAATAATGTAGTGCAACATATGTATTAGGTAGCTCAAATCTTACAAATGCTTTTCTATAATACCATAGTCCAGTTGTTATAGGTTTATTTCTAAATGTTCTTACATCAGTAGTAAAGCAAATATCGTGTGTTGAAAAGTCATGCCAGTAGTCTAACAAATCTGATAATACTAACATATCAGTATCTAACACAATAGTTTCTTCATACGGACTAAGATCATAAATTTTATATCTATTTTCAATCTTCCATTCACTGTTTAATGCATCGTCAGACTGTATTACTATAACTTGATCAAAAACTTTTGAATAATTGTCACTAACATTTTTATCAGTAATTAAACAAACATTAGAGTGAGTTTTTTGTGTAGCTTTTATACTACATGCTAATGCATATGCTTGTCGCACATAATCTGTTGTTGAGTTATTTTGAGCAAATAACAGAAAACCCTTACTCATGATATTAACTTTTCTAAACTAAACTTATTCATTACATGAACATCTATGTCTTTTGTTTTATGTAATACAGTATTAATTTTATCTGAGTTTCGAGATAATAATGTTAATTCTGTATCGTTAATTTCTAATAATTCTTCTTTGTCTAAAGTATAAATTATAGGAGTTGGAAAAGTTTTGAAAAGATTAGACTGTCCAAAATTATTCATTATATGAATTGCAATACTAAATGCATGATCGTTCCTATACATTGTATTTTGTAAGTTATAATTTACTGCATAATTATAATAATTTTCTTGTATATGTTTTAATAAGTCAAAAAATACTTTATTCTTATTTGATTTAGTAAAATAAACTACTGTAGCCCAATAAAAGTCAATACTATTTTTACCTATGTACTTAAACGTATCAGCATTATCTTCATATCCTATATTAATGCTATCTTTAAAAATTAAAAAATCCTCATACTGTTGCAAAAAACCTTTTAAATAATTACTGGAAACTATATAATCAGTATCCATTAAAAAAGTATTATCATACGGTGAAAGATCGTACGCCAACGGACGTAAATTATTTTTAAAATTTAATGTAATAGATTTAGCTGCATCATTATATATTCGATTATTAATCTTTTTTGTATCATCAACATAAACGATCTTATCAAACACACTGGGTTCGATGTTATAGTCTTTGTCAGTCGTAACAATCGAAGTGGGCAAGTCCATATACTTGCGTATGCGTTTAGCAAGGAAAATAGCTTGCTTTACATAATCAACTGATTTATTATTACTTGCAAATAACAATACTCCGCTACTCATCAAATACAATACCCTTTACGTCTCTTTTGCCAATTAAACGTTTATACTCATTTAGATATTGTTTACAGTGTTTGTAATACAACCTACGAGCCTGTGTATAAAATTCTTCTAAGTTTGTTATTTCAATTGGGATATCATTATCGTCAATAATAATGTATTGTTCGTAGTTGCTATCTTTTTCCATTAATTTACAATAAGACAATAACTCCATCGATACTGTAAACATACCGCCTTCGTAATTCAAAATAATAGATTTTTTGAAGTGGTTTTTTGCTATAAGTTTTTGTTTTTCTAATGTAAGCGAATAATTAGTAAAGTCTAATGCTGCTTCAAGTTTTTTATCCATACGTATACTCCATACTGTTAGTATACAGTCTTAAATACAGTTTGTCAATTAAAATTTAAAGATCAGTTCCAGATACATTCATATTAACTGTTGGCGCTGTTATTTCAATAATATTATTACTATCTTGAGCAAGATATATTTGAGTATTACTTGATAATGTACCGTCAACACTTGGATCAACTGCTGGTTCTACATAGCCGTCGTCAAAAGTTGCGCCACCGTAGTCATCATCTGTATCAGTTAATTGTAAGCGCAGTGTAACTACTGTCGGATTAGTATTACTATCAACTTTGGCTGATAATGTTAAATTGTTAACAGAATAATTAGCACCAGTTCGAACTATTATATCTTGATATGTTGTAGATAATTCAAATCCGCCTTTTGATAATACTGTTGTATTTGTAGTATTACCAGTAACTGTAACACTATCACGATCTATTTTCACTGTTCCTAAGTCAGCAAACATATTTGTCCAGTCAGTGTTTTTAGTATGAGCGGCGCCGCCTGAACGACTACCGTACCAGCGAATTTCTCCGCCAGTATTAAAAAATGCTCGATAATGATCGGCTGCTGTAAGTACTTGAGTATTGCCCGAGTCAGCTGACTTTGTTTGTCCGCCAAAACTTACACTAAAAATATGTGTTATTGTTGTTAACCCGCCATATCCCCAAGCTGTAGTACGTGATCGTGTATTAGCTGCTAATGCTTGCATATATCCTGTATCTTTATCTTCACGATCAGTAAAAACTTGATCAGACTCGCTTATAAAATCATTAACGCCCTGTTGTGTTAGATTAAGATTTGATACCGAAGTGCCACTTGCGTCTGCACCAATAATGTTACCAACAGAAACTTCTTGTACTGTAAACCCTGTGCCACCTACTTGGTGTAATTTACATGCATATATATCAAGATAAAGTTTATTTAAATCATCAGCAGTAACAGTTGCACCGTTGGCTACTGTTGAACTTTCTAAAGGTTGACCATAACCTAAGTTAGTAGTTGGACTTCCATGTGTCCCTACCGGTGCTCCTAAAACTGATTCTACTGTTGTACGCATATTATTATAATCCGTATCAGTGATTAAATCTCCAACATTTACTGCCATTGCTTTTCCTCGTTATACGTACTATTTAGCACTTAATAAAACATTCAACTAATCGTGCGGCTTCACTAACGCCGGCGTCTTCTTCTAATATGTATCCTACAAGACATAATGGCCCATCCGGGTCTGGTTCTGTTGTACCTATACCTGGATCATTACTTACATACACCGGAGCTCCCATTTTTGCTGGACCTTTTACAAGTGTTGGAACTCTACCTATTAATCCAACTGCTTGTCCGGAAGCATCGGCATTCATTAAATATGCTGGCGCTGTACTAATTACACCGATAGCAGTTGCGTTTGCACCGTTTATAAATGCCGGACCTATTTCTGTATCGCCGGCGCCGCCTGTAATACCAACAATTGTTCCATTAGGAATATCGTTGTTTTCTGATTTATATATTTCTGCTAAGTCAGCATACTTTGCACGACTCGATACGCCGTAAAGTTCATTAGCAGCAATATTACCGTTGTCGTCTCTTGCTACAACTGTATTAGCATCCGCTGCTCCAGCATATGTATAGCTTGCTGTAATATATTCATTATTTGCAGGTAGACCTACACGCATTTCGTTTGTTCTATCCGATGTACCTTTAAATGATTGTGCATGAACTTCGTTAAACTGATTTGTTGCATCGCCGATTGATCTTGCACTAACTTGGTTTACTGGTGTGCCGCCTGGCAATATTTGCGAGCCGTTAATTTTAAATACTTCATCATATGATGCACCGTTATAAGTACTAAACTTTAACAACTGTTGGTTCATTTTTAGATGACCTTCATTGCCGCCGCTACCATCTATAACAATAGACATATCTTGATCATTACCAATATTAATACCGTTATCATCAAAGTTAACTACTGTGCCGGAAAAGTTTGCTTGATCTGATCTTACATAATTAGCTGCACTAAATCCACCTAACTTAGTTGCATTAGTAGCTGTGCCGTAAAAGAATGTTTCAGTGTTAACACCATTTTCGTCATTACCTTTTAATGTAATACCTTTTTTGATTGTTCTGTTATTGTCAACAAATCCTGCAAAATCAGCAAATTGTGTTCCTGTATCTTTAATAGTAAAATTAGAATTACTAAAAATTGCAATTTCTTCATCTTCTATAGTAGCAACAACAACTGCCTTAGATGTATTATCTGTAGCAATTATTTCTCTACTTTGCATTTGTGTTAAGCCGTCACCTGCATCCTGGGGTCCAATGAATGAAAAGTCAGCGCCGTTATAAATGTATAATTTTTGATTTACGTTATCAAACCAAAGATCACCTTCTGATAAATTTACAGGTTGTGAAGTAGTACTTGTGGTTCCACCAGTAGTTTTCCACGCACTTCCGTCGTAAAATTTAAGTTTATTCTCTCCGCTATCAAACCAAACTTGCCCTGCTATCGGACGTGGTGGTTGTTGCGCACTTGCAAAGTTTTCTAATAAAAATACAAAGTTTTCGTTTTGTATTTCGCCGTACCCTGCAAAGTTTTTACCTATTAGTTTTAAGTCAGTTGTATTATCTACTGTGCCGTCAGCAATTGTAGATAACGTTTGACCACTTGTTTTTTGTATGCTATATGCCATTGTTGACCCCTATGTATAACGTATTTATGCCAATATAATATTTATGGCTGTGATATATTTTCAACACCTTGAAAATCCCACGTTTTTGCATTGTTAATGATTGATACTACATATCTTCTTACTTCTCTTTCTATACCGCCAGGTAAGTAAAAGATGCAATGAAGTGCCGCTGTAGTTGTTGCGTTTCTGTCAGATGCTGGTGCAATCTGTTGTAACCAAGTTTGTGTAATTGATTGATCGTATTTTGCGTAAGGCCCTACGTTATAGTTTGTTGCATCAAAGGATAATGATACCTTTGTATCTCGTGTTTTAAGATCAACATATGCTTTGTTTGCAACGTCATTATTAGCCGCAGGGTTTGCTATACCTCTAATATTAATATCAGCTGTATTATTTGTAAACGTAACAATACCGTCTACGTCAAATGTAAGTGACGCTGTTGTACTAATATTGTTTCCGCTCATAAACGGACCGTTATTAATTTGAAGATTATTTAAATCTCCCAGTGTTTGTAAATTACTCTCTGTAACAGAGTTATGTAATCTAACTGCATCTAAAATACTTGTATTGTTAATTTTAAATGCCTTTCCTGTTGTAAGATTTAAATGATCGTTAACTGTCCAGTAATCACCGTTTGGAATATCTAAGTTCCAAATAATGCTATGGTCTGAACTACCTTTAAGTATAATACCGCCGCCTGCTGCTATAGCATCTGACGGACTATCGGTAGCTGCTAACTCGATATTTTTGTCGTCTACTGATAGCTCTGTTGAGTTTACTGTTGTAGTTGAACCGTTAACTGTAAGATCGCCTTCTACTGTAAGATCACCATTTACATTTACATCTGCATCTCCTGTAACAGGATAAAATTTAATCTGTCTTGCTGAAGGGTTAATATCAATAGCTGTTTCACTTTGTGCTTGTGCATTACGTAGTTCAAATGATATCTTTGAACCACTACTACTATTTTTAAAAATTGTATCTCGTGTACCATTTATAAGTATTTGATGATATGGTTGAGCATTACCTATCGATAACCCTCCATCATTTTTTATACGCAAAGTACCAACTGTTTGGTCATTAGAGTCGCCTCTTAATAAATTACTTATATTAACGCCGCCTATACTTTCTGCATTTGTTGCTGTACCGATTAGTTTAGGATTAGTTTCTCCAGTTACATTTAAATAATTTATACCAGGTTTAATATCTCCAGTAAGTCCTACAATTACACCATTTGGAGTAATTGTTTCTTTTGAAACAATTGCAATTTTTAATCCAGCTACATATAACGAACTTACTGTTTTTTCTAAGCCAGCATCGTTGATTATATCTTCTGAAAATAATCCAGTTTTGCCTTGGCTGTTTTTATAACTTGGTCCAACTAATACTGGATCTAATCCAGCAGAGTCTTTAAAATAAATTTGTCTATTGAAAGTATCTATCCATAAATCGCCAGCAACCATAATTGGTTCTTCTGAAGATAATATAGGTCCACCACTTGTTCTCCAACTTTTTGTTGTTCCGTCGTAAACTTTTAATCGAGATTCACTTGTGTCCCACCAAAGTTGTCCAGCTAATGGAGCACTCGGTGCCGATGTGTTAGCAAAGTTTTCGAGTATATTAACAAAATTTTCATTTATGCTTTCTCCAAAACCTGTATAATTTTTTCCTATTAAACTTATACTTGTAGTAGATATGTCCCGTGTACCGTCTACCAATGTAGTTAAAATAGAACCGTTTGTAGTGTTAATAATATAGCTCATGATAGCACTCCGTGATAGATAATATAATTAAATGTTTGATACGGAGGCATAATATTGACTGCTTCATTTACTGGTTCGTTAATATTTTGTCTATAAATTTTACCTGTTCTATCTATAGCAGACGTAGTACCTCCTGGGTCTTTTTGTACGCCTAAGTCATTACTAACACCTACAGCAGTAGTATCAGATACACTATCGTTTAGTGCATAAAATGTATCTACTGCAACATTGCTACCTTCAGGAAAAGATTCAAAAGTATGCTGGTGTTCAGGTAAATTTCTTTGTTGAATTAGTAATTCACTTGATTTACCGTCGTTTGATAATCCAAGTGTGTCTGCTGAAGTGTCAAGTGTTCTATTTGCGCTTGATCCGCCCATGTTATCAACTCCTAACGGTACTCTACCTCTAAGGTCGGGTAGTTTAAAACTACCTGCTGAAACACTATTAATAGATCCATAATTATAACCTATAACTTCGTATAAATCTTCAAATTCTGATATAATTTTTTGACTTCCGTCACATAAATGGTATCCAACAGGTGCTGTCGGGCCACCATACGGCATAATAGTGCCGACCGGAATAGTAGGTAATGCATCTTGTATCGATCTATATGCTAATTTAAATAATTGACCGCCTCGCTGTATTAATAATAAATCGTCTACAGCCGCATCACTAACTGTACTTTTGTTTACAATAAAACTACTTGAAACACTTGCACTAATTACAACATTATCAGATCCATCAATTTCAATAGGGGAGCTTGTAATGTCACTATTGCCGCCACCAAACTGTAATGATATAGGACTTGACCATCTACCTGCTGTACTTGCCGAACCAGAAAACTGTCCTTCAATAGTATCAGCTCTTACTGTTTGTGCATATACTGTATTCCATCTATTATTTGCTGCACCAATATTTGAATCTTCTGATATTGGTAATAATGTGTTAGTTGAAAAAGAGTTAGTAGCTGTTGCTGTACCAAATGTAGCAAGACCGTCAAATAACGATGTTCCAGAAACATCTAAGTTTTCTCCTATGTTAGCATCTCCAGCAATAATTAAATCGCCGTTTTCACCAGCATTACCTAAATTAGTCTGTATGTTACCCGCTACATGTAATGCAACATCAGGGTTTCTATTAATACCAACTTTTTCGCTTCCGCTAACTCTTAAAACATTTTTTGCCAAACCTTGTGATGTAGTAACTGAAAGGTTAATATTACTATTAGCCGAAGGGTGTTTGATTGTACCTGTAACTCCGCCAACTTCTAATCTCATAGAACTATCAAGTCCTACAGAAATACCTTGGTTATTTCGAACTGTTAGTGATTCGTTTGTTATATTAGCAGTATCTTTTCTTAAAAACTGATTACCAGCAACACTTGTTCCGTCAACTAATAAACTATTTGCCTTTTCAGCAATTCCGTTCATTACTACGTTAGATGAAATATTTAATCCTGATTTTATTTGAGTATAACCAGATAACGCTGTTTTTGGAGTAAAATCTTCAGTTGATAATACAGCAAGCGGTTGTCCAGCTACATATAAAAATAAAACTGTTTTTTCTAAATTACTAATATCAGTAATTGTATCTGGCTTTGCTCCAGTAATTAATCCATCGGAATATTCAGGACCAATTAATATCCATTTAGTTCCGTTCCACAAATATAATTGTGCATTAGTTGTATCAACCCATAAATCTCCAGGAGCACTTTTAGCATCAGCAGGTCTAATTGCTCCAGACTTTAATCCGCCAGCATCTAAAAATGACGAACCGTTAAACACTTTTAAGCCGCCTGCTGCGCCTGTGTCGTACCAAAGTTGTCCTATAACCGGACCGCTGGGCTCAGAAGTATTAGCAAAGTTTTCTAATAAGTGTAATAAGTTTTCATTAACCTTGGTGCCATAACCAGTATACCCTCTGCCGGGTAAATCTAAACTTGTTTCATTATTAACAGTATTGTCAGTAATGGTTAACGATCTTGTACCGTCAGTATGATAAATTATTATTGCCATTATTACTCCTCGTTAAACCCTGTTAAACTTTGTACTCTTACAGTATAGTCAATTTGTATAAGTCTGTTAAGTGACTTTTGTACAGGATGGAAAATAACATGTGTAAGTAATCTTCCTTCGCCAGTAGGTGAATAACTTTTAAGTCCTAATTCATCAAATACATATAAACTTTCTGTATTAGTTGCTGTGTCAAATGCATCTTGACCATCTGGCTCGCCGTAATCTAATAAACAACTTATTACAATATCGGTGTAATTAGTTCCGCTAAGGTGTCTTGTTTCGATCTTATTTCTTATAGGATCTGTATTATTAACACTCCTATCGTCTACAACTTTCGAAAATGTTTGTTTATATAAACTTGCATTTGTTCCTGTACTGTTTGGAGTAAGGTATGTAATAATACCTGTTGGATCTACATTTGTGCCACCGTTGCCGAATGCCATTTCAAATATAAATCCTTGACCTGCATTGCCGATACTTTCAGCAAGTGCAATACTCATGTTCTCATAGTGTATAGCATTTGGTTTATCAATATAAACTTCACCCGAATCTGGATCACTAATTTTGATGTGTCCTTTTACGTAAATGCCGCTGTGTTCATCTGTTTGTTTCATCATAGTCCTTCACCTATATGTATTTATTCGGGTAGTCCCTGTGTTGTAGATCTTATAAATCTTGCTATTAAATTATTTGCATCTGAAAGTTTTTCGCCATCTTTGATCCAAGTTTTGCCTATTTTTCTAACTATTTTTACATTTGTATTGTCGCCTGCAGGGTTAGTTAATCTAACTCTTCCCATTGGGTTACCTTGTGTTCCATAGTTATACCCATTAACAGAAAATTCTGCTTCATAAGTAATATTTGTATTTGTAACTACATCATAAACTGTATATGGCTCTTTATGCAACCTTTTGCCTCCTACAAATACTTCTATTTCGTTACACTGTCCAAATGTTAATGGTATAGTACTTCTATTCCACGCTGATGTGTTCAATGTATTAGATACTACATTAGGTACATATGGCAAGTTATATTCATACGATGTAGCATCTCCTGTTTCATTCACTACTTCTATATTATCATTATATGGAATAGTATGGATGAAACTCTGGTCCGTAACTGGTGTATCAGCTGTGTATAATTCTCCTACACCAGTACCTCGTGTTCCTCTACGTAATTGACGTAAAGTGTTGCCTAACTTAATAAAGTATTCTATTCTTTCGCCTTCAATAAACACAACTCCAGGAATGTTCTCATCTTTACTCGGTGTAGGTAAACCAGCAGTTGTATTAAGCTCAAGTGTTTTATCATAAAAATTAAAATCTTTTGCTACTTTATATATTCTGTCATCTGTAAGACGTTTGTAAATAGTTTTATTTGTGACATCTTTGAATACTCTATAACCAAATCTACGGCCAATTCCTCCAGTAGTAAATTCTAATACTTCTATTTTGTCATTTAATTGTAATGATTCTTTATATATTACTTCGTTCATTTCTTCAGATAATACATAATCAAGATTTGGTGTTTGTAATATGCCATTAACAAATACCCAAACAAAATCAGGACTTGCTGCTTTATTTCTTAATTTGATCTTTCCTGACTTTAGTCTTTGATATAATTTAAATTGAGCCGATTCAGTTGATACACTTTGATCAATTGCAATATCGTAATGGAATCTTTCAAATAATTGAGTTCTATCGTCGCCTAATGAATACACTACAATATTTGTATCAAGTGCTGCTGCACTTCCTAATACTAATGTTGTTAGATTATTTGTAGTGTCTATACTAAATTCTTCTTCACCTAAAATAAAGATTTTTAAATCATCGCCATCTTGGGCAGTACCTGCCACAAGTGAGAATATATTAGTCGTCTCGTCCCATAAAAACTCAGTTTCATAAGCTAACAATGTATTATTTACAAACACTTTTGCAGATTGTATATCAAAACTTCCTGTAGGTATTTGCCATACATCAAGTTGATATTGGTTTAATGCATTGTTGACTGTAAACTTTTTATTATATCCTTGATTTAAGAATACATCGCCTACATTAATAATAGTATTTGTGTAAACTGGTGTAGTTAGTGTATACGGTAATTGTTCTAACAAAAATTGTGTAGATGATCCGTCGCCAGTAAAGTTTTGTATCTTAACTTGTGAGTGTGGAATAGTTGTTCCTGCTACTATTGCAAAATAAATATAATCATTTGCAACTGGTGCTTCACCAAATCTAATACCAATTAAATTAGCTTCACTGCCATAACTGCTGTCAGTTTTAAATATTTCAAATATAACTTCAGTACCATTTACTGTTACTAATGCATTTGCATCTTCTCTATATAATACATTTGTAATATATTCACTTGTACTACCATCTGCAATAAAATTATCAACATCTAATATATTACTTGCGCCGCCGCTTATTGAATATATTGTTACTTCGTCGTTAGCCGAAAGTGGCATTGTAATAGTAACTTGACGTTGTGCAAAGTCAAGAGTATAATTTGTACTATCAACAATAATTTTATTAATTTTTACAATGAATCCTTCAGTTGATGACGGATTTAACCCAATATCAAAAGTAGAAGTATCAGTATATGTATATGTCCTTGTAGTAATTACATTGCCGCCATCATCAGGCCTATTGTAAACTCTTATATCAAGAGTATCTGCAACATGTCCAGGAACAACTTCTTCAGGTCCTGCACTTGTAGCTATTGTAACAAATCCGTCACCGTCAATTACAATATCTTCTGATGCAACACCAGTTGCTGAAGCATATGCTAAATCGCCACCCGTTAATAAAGTGTCATACGATGTTTCATCCGGTAGTGTTCCTCCGTCAAATGTTTCTTTTCGTAAAGTAATTTCTGCATCAGGCTTATCACTCACATATGCTTGGAATTCTGCTGCATCTGGGAATTCAAATACATTAGTACCGTTACCTGTAATCGTAAGCATAAATGCATCTTCATTAGTAGCCGATGTTCCGGGTACACCAGGAATAGCTGCAACTGCGTCAGTTCCTCCTACAAGCGCATCAACAACATAACCTGATGCTCCTGATAAACTTGGATCGTCTTGTGCTGGTGTATTGCCGTCTCCAAATATGCTATTAATAGTTGCTAATGAAGGCTTACTAATAACCGGAGCAATGTATGTATTAAAGAACGCATAACTTACTGGAAGTGTTGTTTGGATTTGTGCAGGGGTACGTACATCATCTGCCCACTCAGGAGCAAGACTGTCACCGTCCCATAGCCCAGTATAATCAAACATAGCAAAGTTTAACAAGAACATATATTCTTTTGCTGCCACTTCAAATGCATCTGCATCTGTTTTCCAATCATCTGGATTTGCTTGGTAACCTGATGGATCCCACTTGCCTGCGTCAAATGCTTCTTCCATTGCTGCATATAATGGACCAGTTGCCCAATCTGCACTAATGTATGAATACAGTTTTATATCGTCTGTTAGACCGTGCATATGTAGTGTGTGGAATACGTGTTCAATAACTTCTTGTGCGTCGATCTCACCAACGCCGTATCCGTCACCGGTTGAGTTCAGGTACCAAACCATATCGTTAGCAACGTGAGTATCAAACAATGGAGTTAAGTTCCAACTAATAACACCTGCGTCAGTTAGGAAGTTTGGAGTATAATCTGCTCCTGCGCCTCTTGCCACTCGTTGTAGTGTCGGTAATCCTTCGTGCCAAGTTCCTGCATCACCACTTAATGTTTTAATTAAGTTTCTTTGGAATGCTTCGTTAATACCTGCGCCGGTTGGATCTAAAAACAATTCAAACATACGTGCTACCTTTTCTAACCACGCATCTGGAACTGCTGTTTGCCCACCTACTGTGCCAGCACCCATAATTCTTACGCCGTTGGTTGTAACTTCACGTTTGAAGAAATCACTACCGGCACCAGTAACATTACTAATTGCTCCGTTGTTGTATTCTGCATCTGCCGGACTACCAGGAATTTCATCTGTGCCAGGAATTTCATCTGTGCCTGCTACAAAATCAGGTGCGTCAATTCTCACACTATTAATATAAACATTATATTCTACATCCTGTTCAAGTGTTGATCCTTCCGGTAGTGTAAACGATGTTGTAATACCGTCACTTAAAAATGTAAATTCATCGCCAGTTTCAGTATAAGTTGACCATGCAACTGTATCCCATGCACCTTGGTCCCATCCTACAATATTTTCTGTTTCAAAGTTAAATGACGTAACTTCTACGCCTCCGTAGTCAACACCTTCCATTAATTGAGTTAACTCATTGCCATACATTCCAACAGCCGGCTTATAGTAATTACTAATTCTATCTGCTACATTTAACGAATCAACTGATCTCTTATATGAAACTGTTATTACACTATCTTGTGCAGGAGTATTTGTTAAGTTAATAAATCCATGTTCAACATCTGTACCGCTTGTTATTAAGCTATTAAAGTTATTATAATAATTGTTGCCAGTTGTAAGATCATAAGTATCTCTTAATGTTGTAGTACCAACTTCTGTAGTATTGCCAAAAGTATATTCACTTGATAACAATTCAATACCGTCAATTTTTACTAAAACATTTGCTTTATTTAAATCCATAGAATTTTCAAGATTATAAATTTGTGAATTTGAAACTCCTGTAAATGTTTCATCAACAACAGATATACTATCGTAATCTGACAATGCTGATATTCTATCAAATTTAATTTTATTTGTAAATGCTCGAGGAAGTCCTGTTCCAATACGTGCAACAATTACAGGATTAATTGCATCTTCACCAGTCGGTTGTTCAATAACTACTTGTGGCTGTGTCAAATATCCTGTGCCAGATTTTAGTACTTCAATTTTAAGAATTTCGCCGTTACGCATTATTGCTCTTGCCTCGGCGCCTGTACCCGAAACGCTTTCTATTGTAACTTTAGGTGTGTAAGTATATCCTCTTCCGCCATCATAAACGTTGATTTCTTCAACTTGAAACCCTACATTATTTGCCCAGTTCCTATTAACGCTGTCGGCTTTTCCTTCTTGTACAAATATCTGTCCTTGTTGTAATTTAATATTTAAAGGTTCAATTTTACCACTAATAGGATTAAACAACGGCATAAGATCAAAGTCTGTTACTAATGTATTTGTATTAGTTACCTTTTCATATGTACTTAAATATTCTCTAATTTTAGTTTTATAAGGTTTTACTTCACGTACATAATCTTCGTAGCTGGATAAATTATCATTTTGGAATGTAATTTTTTGCTCAAATTCTCCAAGTCTATGTTCTGCTTTTACAAAACTTGTTTTAAACGCCCAGTCTACATATCGCTGTTCTGTAAATACATAACGAATACCTGCTAAGAATAATTGATTCCATTCAAGACGTAAATCATCTACAAATATATTATTTGCCAAAGCATTTAAAATATTTCTTAATTCTCTAACAGGTTCGTTATCATATAACTGAGTGTCAAAACTTTCTAAGTCAAAACCAATTTGTTGCTGATTATAGTCCCATAAACTTTTATTAAATTCTATTGTGCCGTTTTGTCTACCTATAGTTTCATAATCAATACTTGTGTCAGTATTAGTATTATCAACCTTTCTTAATAACAGCCAGCCGCCAGTTCCGATAGTTTGAATCTTGATAATATCACCAATTTTATCACTTAGTAATTCTAATTCATAATTATTTTCTACAACGTAATCAATAGATGTTAATTCACTTACGGTTGCTGCATACCAATCTTTATAAGACCAGTATAATGTATTATCATATTGCTGTCCTGTTATTCTTTTCCACGTAAATTCAACATAATCATAACTATACAACGACCATTTGTTTTCTACTGTATTATCTGCTCGAATTAAAACTGTATACGGTCTAACTACTGCACTAATAGTATTATAGTTTTTGCCTTTGTTTTTGATTATAACATTAGTTACTTTACCATCTGTAATTTCAGTTTCTAAAACAGCCTGTTGTCCGTCACCTCCGATAGTTACACTTGGTGCTGTTACATACCCAATACCAGGATTTGTAATTTTTACTTTATTAATTTTACCATCAACTAATTCTATTGATATCTCAGCTGTAGTTTTATTATCTAAACTAATAGTTTCTAATTGCAAATTATTATCAATAGCTACATCATACTTATTTTCTTTAAAGTCAGGCTCGATATCGCTTAACAGTAAATTAGATAAATCGTAATCATCTAATATTATCCGTTTGTTTAATTCATAATTTACTCTTTCAAAAAATTGTTTACGAGCTTCAAATTTATTCTTAAACATCGACTGTCGAGGTGTGTTTAATGTTCCGTATTTTTGCTTTTCTGATAGATCTTTGTTAGGCACATCTCTAAAAAACTTGTCATACCCAATTAAACTATCAAACCATTTTTCTTGTAAGTCGTTTGATGGCACACTTGTTGCAAGCCCGTCTGTAAATATTTTATACTGTGTATGAATATTTGTATTAATATTGTCTTTTACATAGTAACTAAAATTAAGTGCTGTAGTTTTACCACTAATTAGTCCTTTAAGATTAAACATTGCAAATTCGTCATTGTCTAATAATGCTACAAAGCGATATCCTTGTCCTGCAGGATCTTCGATCATTAACGCAATTTCTTGCGCTGTTAGTTTTCTATATGAATTATTGTTAGGTAATGTTTTCTTCTGAGCAACCCAATAATAATATTTTGTTGTAAATGATTGTGCCTCTGGATCATATTTTCTTCCAGTAGCATAAACATCATCACCGTATTTTGTATCACCTGTTATACCTTGCGCAAATCCTTCAGATGTTCCGGATAAACTATCCCACTGACTCGGTATATAATTACTTTCGACCCATTCACATACTTCTACGTTATAACCTGGAAATATTTTGTTCCAATAATTTGTTTTATATAATACATCGCCTTGATAAGGATTATAAAATTTACTTGTTGATAAGTTCCACCAAACTGTTCCTATGTATCTTTCAGCCCAACTTTGATTGCTATCTACAACAACGCTATCATTTCCTATATCATAAATTGCAGGATCATAATGTGTTTTAAAGTTAATTTCCTGTTCTAACGGAGCAGCAATTTTACCTTGCAATACATCAATATAATCTATATCACTTATTAGTTTTTTAGTATCTTTATTGTATGCAAATACTGTTTTTAATTTTGTAGTATCTATAATATCTGTTTGTTGTTTATCTACTTTCCAGCTTGTTGTGTTTACCTGGCGTCGGATATCAAATACTTTACCATAATCATTAACAGGTCCTGCATACGGAAGTCCAATATAAACATGATTATTTTTTGCATATACACTATAATCAACAAAGTTAGTAACTTTATCTAAAATAATTTTACCAGCATAAAGTAAGCCGCCTTGTAAATTATCATAAACATGTAGATTAGTTGAGTTATTGCTTTTTTCTCCAAATCTTGTAAAGTTACCATCAAGTGTTATGTCTGTAACTTCGTTATCAAACTTATAAGTACCTTCTGTTATTACAAAAAGAGTGTCTTCATTAAACGAAAACTTATCACCAAACTTTTGATTTCTTAAATCTTGCGGTGCTTCAATTGTCTGTGTTAATGTCCAGTTTTGTAACTGCCATTTGTAAACATAAATCTTTCCGCTATCGTCGTAATTGTTTACATCAGCTAACGGTGCACCTATCAATAAAGTATTTCCGTCATCTGATATTTCAATCTTTGAGCCAAAGCCTTGATTTTCAACTGTGCCATTAATTACTTGTGCTAATGCAAATCTTGTATTATTTTTTCTGTAAATTGCAACTTTTTCTGCGGCAATTTCTCTCCAAGCACTTGTATTTGTAGTGTCTGCATTAGGAACATTTACAACCTCTCCGATAAATCTACCAGATGGGGTATCTTCTAATTGAGAACTGTCTGTTGTTGTAACTGTAACTTCATTACCGGATTGAGTATCAAATACTCCAGAAACTTCAGTAAGCAAAATTCTATTACTATCAACAACTAAGTTTTTTACAACGCCAGTTGCGTTAGTATTTGCTTGAGTAAGAATACTTCCTGGAGCAATATCAACTTTTGTGCTAATTCCATCACTATCTAAATATATTATTCGTTCAACTACAGGAGGCACAGACGAAACTGCTTCGTAAGTTTTTCCATTATTACTTACAATGTCACCAGTTAAATAAGTTGCTTCGTTATCGTATTTTGCATAATTTGATATACCTACTGCTAATACTTCTCCGTTACTTGATACAGCAAATGAATCTCCGAAGTTTTCTTTTTCTTCATCAGATAGAACAGTACTATCGTCATTTAAAACAGGAAATAACGTATTAGGAACATACTCTAAGTAGTTTATATCTGGGTCTTGTAATTTCCAATTATCAGATGAAAATGTCTGTGCAGGTAATGTATTGTTTGCTACAAATAGTTGCTGCCCTTGTTGTGCTGACTGGCCTTCTACAAGTAATTGAACAATGTCACCTTTTCTATAACTTTTATTTTCGTCAAATTGACCTTTGTATCTTCTGTCTTCATTATAACTTAAAATATTGTTTTCGCCGTCATATTTTAAAAAGTATATTCTATTTGTATTTGTACCTGGAGCACTTACAAATAATTCGTATGTTCCGTCTTTTTGTGTTATAACTACTTCTTTACCAAAAAATTCAGAAAGTTGCGGACGTCTACTAATTGTACTATTAACTAAAGCGTATGATCTTGGTCCGGATTTTTTATAAACAAAAATTACACCCTGTTCGTTATAAGTTCCGTAACTTGTAGATCCTAAACTTTCTACAGGTATGTTGTTGACTGGTACTACATCTTGAACTTCAGTAAACAATGTACTTGCATCGTCTATATAATCTGCATTAAACTTCCACAATGTATCTTGATATTCTACAATATCGCCTTCTACATAAGTTCCGCCAGGTGCAGCATCATTAAACAGACCTTTATAATTTGTTTTTACATTTGATGCTTGGCTTGACGACACAACAACGATTTCTTCGTCGTCGCTGACTGCAATGTTATCATATTTAAAGTTAGTAGCATATTCTTCTAATGACTCAAACTTATTCATATATGCTAAATTTAAAGTTTCGCTGTTTCTTTGATAATAGAAAATAGTGCCTAATCCGTTGTACGAATCTTGCGCAAGTACAAATACATTTTGATTCTTTTTACCACTTACTACTTTACTACCAAATCCGTCTGCAACAAACTCTGTTAATTGCCAGTTTGTTGTATCCGCACTTGGATCAACTGCACTGGTAACTTCGTTAATAGCAACATAACGATCTCCGCTAAACAACACAATGTCATTTCTCTTATATCGAGTATCTGCTACCCAAGCATCTTTAAATGTAAGCTCAGTAGTTATTTCTTGATGTTGATAGTACGGATTAGTATTAGAAACTACATTCCACTTACTGTTGTCAACACTGTCGATCCAAACTTTATCATTAGTTGTTAGATAATTTGAATTAAGATTATTGTTAAATGTTTCTATATCTTTTGTTCTATATGACACAAATTTGTATATAAATGCACTTCCTGTAGTAATTGATTCAGGAGCCTGCGCAATACTATCTACTGTAATTGCACTTCCTTGTATTTTCTTAACTTTAAAACATCTTCCTATTTTATCGTCATTAATAAGACCTGCATCTTCTACAATACCATAAACGCCAATATAATCATTTACTTTTATATCAGTAACTTGTATATTAGTATCAAAAGTTATTTCTCGAGCTTCACTTGTAATACTTTCTATTACAAGTTCTGTTTTCGTTGGCTTTAGTATGTCCCAGTCACCATTATTATTAGATACCCAAATATATGATGATCTTGTTACTTGTGAAAAATCTAAATTTAAAATTTCGTCTATTTCTTTTATTACAAAAGCGACATCTTCCTCAGCAACATAACCTGCATCTTTTAAAAATTGTGAGTAATCAGTTTTACTAACAAAAGAATTGCTATGATTATAGTCTAACGGTTTAGTATAAACATCAGCTTCTGGTATTTTGTATACTAAAGATGTGTCTGACGCACTAATTAAATTAGTTAATTTTACAGGTTGTGGTTGTAAAATATATTTTTGCTCGTCAATTAAGTATTCTACTTCTCTAAAATTATCAACTGCTCCGTATTGACCTGTACGTACTGCCCATTCTTCGTAAAACTTTAGACTATCTTTATCAGATTTTCCTAAACTATCAAATAATTTTGTTAAACTATTCTTAGTACCCTTTTCTCTTATCATACCTTGATAAAATTTATACTGAGAAACTTCATCATTAATAATATTTTCAAGATACTTTCTTGGCTGATAGCCTATCAAATGCTGTGCTAACTTTTGTTGTTCAGTATCAAAATTATCAGTATCCAGATCATAAAAGTCTGCAAATTGTGCTGATCGATAATCCCAATTAGGTTTTAGTTTAGGTGTTGGTGCTTCGGATAATTGTACCCAAACACTTGCGTCAAACGTTTCTGTACCTGTTATATTTTTATCTGCAACATAATAGTACTCTTTAAATTTAATTGTGTCGCCAATTTTATAATCTTTGTAACTTTCCCAAGATGTAACTTTAATATTATCGTAAACAAAACCAGGTATATCAAAACCGCCATTCCAGTCACTTGTTCTATAACCTAATATTTTAACTCTATCTTGTCTATAGCCCATTGCTGGATCGTAAATATAATCTTTAAATTTTGTTCGATTGTCTAATACTAATACATGTTCTTTTTGTATTGGATACAATTTACAGAAATACAATCCGTCATTAGTTTTTGTTTCAATGACAAATTCACTATTTTGTCTGTATGTAGAAAGTGTGCTTCTGTCTAATTTTGTACCGTCTGCTTTAAATATTTCATTTCCGTAAAACGGATCAAATATATTATCTATAACAGCATTTTTATTATTATAAACCAATCTGTCCGCCGACGGCGATAAAGTAATTACACTTCCTAATTCCCAGTTTTGTGTTGTCCAAAACATAAATTCTTTTGCACTTGTTAACCAATTAGCAACTAATTCTAATTCTTTGTTAAAGGTATTAAATTCAAACCCAGAAGTCTGTAAATATTTTTCGTAACTTAATAGAAAATCAACTACGTCTTGTACAGTCTCGTATACTGTTCCATAGGGCACAGTAACTACATTATTTGTAAAACGCTTTCTTACAGTAGCCCTAACTCCTCCAACTACAGGAAGACTTAATAATTTTTGCCATTCGTCTGGATTAAACTCACCTAATTCAATATTATCTAATGCTCTATAATAATTGCCATTGTATAAAACTATTTGTCCTTTGCCCCAAGTAGTTGCTCGCCAATCACTATATGTATCAGACACGCCGCCGGTAACAAAAGTAGAATCGTTAGCTGATTCTAAATGCTCATTAATATAAAATAAACTTTTTTCTTTGTCATAGCCTTTTACTGAATAACCATTCTCAAGTTTTTCAATTATAACACCGCTATAAATTACTTGATCTATAGGAGAACTTGTATTTAAAAATATGTCATAATTTTCTGAAGGAACAAACACATTACCTTCATTTAATGGTGTTCTACTATCAAGTATTAATTTAAAATTATCTTTATTTGTAAATCCGCCTAACTTACTACAAATACGTATATCTATATTTGTTAATTCATTTTGATAAACACTTATTGGAATTTGACTTTTACTTGTTAAATAATTTTGTATGTAATTTATTAACCCTATAGTGTTCGACTTTGATGTATCTGTTGCAATGTTTGGAAATACAATATCTTGCATTGTAATCTGATTATTTGTAGGATTATAAACTATTTGATCCTGTGAAGATACTACTTGTCTGGACTTGTCAAATCCTGTTGCAAACACTAAGTGCGGATAATTTACAATTGTTGCTGCAAGTAATGCAAACGGGTACTCACTACTTTTACGCCAAGCATTTTCGACAGGAGACATATCGCCAAATCTAAAATCTCCTGTTGCCAAAGCATTACTGTATTGTTTTATTAAGCCTGCTTCTAATGGTGTTTTGAGAGTTCCAAATTCAGTAACAGGAATATGTGTTAATAGCCAAGGTCTTATTTTTGTTTTAATAGTAGTTACAGGTACGCCTGGTTTTTTAATTTTACCTTGTGCAATATCGCTCCATAGAACCATATTACCGTCAGTATACGGTGCCGGACCATACTGTTCTTCCCACCAGTTAGGTTTAACACTAAATCCTAACATTTCCCAAGGATGTGTGTGCGGCCTATCAGTATCATAAACATAATTAAACACTCCACGCCAGAACCCAGGAGCTGGGTCATTATTGAATAATGCAAAATTGTTATAGTTATATGTAAATGCATTATCTAAATTTAGATAAGAATTCTTTTGGTAATCAACTCCGCCAGTAAATGTTAACCATTGACCAAAATCAATTGACAACGATGTGTTTAGTGACTCTAAACTAAGACCGTCTTTTCTTTCTGCACTAACATATAATTTATCATAATCAAAAAATCTTGTATTATACGAAACTTTTAAATTATTGTATATTCTTGTTTCAAATTCAAGTATTATGTCATCTCTAAAATCATCATATGCCCTTATAAGGCTGCCGTCGTGCCCCTGTATCATCTTTGTAGGAGTTTGATAAGTATTGTCTACAAATATTAAAGGTTCGGTTGCCGGATAAAGACCTAATTTAGTAGGAGTAGGTGGTACAAAACTACCATTGGTAGTTTCATATTCTTGTATCTTGATAGTGTCATTACGTGACACTTCAGTTAATTTTACAAAGTCTTGATTAAATGTGTAATCTTTACCATATGTAAGTAATATATTATTTTTATAAACTAATACAGATTTGTCAGTTAAGTTAGTTAAACTAAATTGTTGATTCATTGGATAATTTAATATTCTACTATCCTTTACAAGATGTTCAACAGTAACAAATCCTTTATATGCAATCATATCACTAAAATAGAAAGGCATTGTGTTAGTTTTATTTTTAGTAATTTCGCCTAATATTATATTAAGATGGTTGCCAGCACTACCTTCATATCCTAAAGTCATTGCTGTTTGCAAAAGTAATCTTTTAAATTTAGAATATTCTCTTTTTGCATATCTTAAAGATTTTATAATGTTTGCATCTTTATTTAAGATATGATATCCAGATAACATAAATGGACTACTGTGCCTAACTACCTTTTTACCATATAAACAATTATCAGGTAAATCTCTTAAATTGCCTGTTCCTGGAAATATTCCTGAAAACTTTGGATGCTCTTCAACAATTGATAATACGTGATCTGCTACTTCACCAAATGTAAATTCTGGTAGTTCTTCGTTTTTAGGATTTCTTTCTAAGTTTATAGGAATTTCATAAGTTCCGTTAGAATTTTTATCCTGTTTAGAAGAAACTTTAATAGTTATCGATTTATCTAATTGATTTTGTAAAAATCTTACATACAGTTTATTATTTTCATTAACTAAGTTATAGTCAGTATTTTCAAATTTTAAGTCATTGTTAACATACACTTGTGCAGTTACATCTAATGGAATTGTATCAAAACAATTGATTTCAAAATTATTTTGATTGTCAATATTAGCAAAATATTGTAATACAATACGCTGTGTATTTGTAACTTTAGACTTTTTCCAAGCATTTTCAGTTGTATAATTTCCTATTCTATCATACACTCTTACATAAGAGTTTGAAGAAATTTTCTCAGTTAACAACAAATTAGACGTTGTATAATTGTATGTTTCTTTAATAAAATTAAAATTAAATAATAAGTCACCTGTATTTTCAATAGTTCTATACGATAGAGGAAATCCTAAATCATCATCGTTAGTTCCAGTGCCTTCACTATAACTAAAGATTTTGTTTCCTTTGAATGAAGTTGCATTATAAACAGTTTCGTCAGCAAAACTATTACCGTCTTCGTCAAATAGATCAAATAACGGACACTGGTTTACTGCTGTCTTTTCTTGAGCTTTAATCCATTTAGATCCATTAAACCAATAAACTGTACCTGAATTATTAGTTCCTTGCTGAACTAATACTGTGTCATTTAATACTGGCTGTGGACTTTCGAGTTCAACTAATGTTAATTGATTATTATTTTTAAATTTAATAAATTTAACTTGATAAATTTTTCCAAGTACTCTGGTATCTGTATCGGCATTAAAAATAATTTTCATGCCATCAACTAAGTTAACACCGTCAATGTTATAACCTTGTTGACCTTCAATAATACTAAAAACATCATTTGTAAATGTATCAATAAGATCTACATTAGTAATATTTCGAGTACCATAATTATATAGTTTTAAGCCTGAATTAAATTCAATGATAGGCTTAAATGCTCTATTGTCTTGATTAAGTTCTGCTGTAGTATTAGTAACTTTTGCACTTGTTTCTATTATATCTTTATGATACCATCTATTATATCTACTCCATTGCGATTTTTCTGGTGAAGATCTGTTTATAACAATATAATCTTTAGTTCCAGCAAAGGTTGCTTGATCAGAAAAAGGTATGCTATCAAACGGTACATTATCAAATTCAACTTGAGTCGCATCTGAATATTTTGCTGGTATTTCTAAATCTTTATCTGAGACAAGAACTATGCTGTTACCAACACCTTCAACATACCAATTACCCTCTTCGTACTTTGATGGATTTGTTTTTCCAGCAAAGTTTAGTTTCATTCCGTTTGATATTTCAACGTTGTTTGAAAGTTTAAAATTCTTTTTACCTAAAATTTCTAACTCAACATCTAAAGAAGATGCGTCCTCTGCTTTCAAAACATTTATTATGCCGGACTGATTTTGATCATTTCCGTTTATATAATATAATGTATCAGGTGCAGTGTCTAATAAATTAATTTCAATAATGCCTTCTTCAGCACCATTATTAACAGCCATACCAAAATTATAATCGTCATCATTAATGTTTGACGTTCTAAAGAATAACGGAGCATCTTTACAGTCTACTTCAAATCTATAAGTTCTTCCTTTGTACAAAGTTAGTGTAGGGTTTCTTGTTAATCCGTTTGGATCAAATATATAAGGTGTATTATCAAGGTCGTCACCTAATTTTACAGTATACGTACTTTCAATAATTTCTTCTTGACCAACTACTGTAATAGCCGAAGGACCATTTGGTAACCAATAGTATTCACGGAAGTTAGTAAATTTATCAAAGTCAATCTTTGGGTCCCAACTATAAAATTCTTGCTGGTTCAATCTATTGTGGTTAGTAGTGTCAGCGCCAAATATTTTTAACTGGTTTAGAAAATCGTTATAATCTTTGAAAAAGGTAACATTGTTAACTTCGTCAAAATTAACTAAGGCAGGTTCAAGTTGATAATCTTCACGTTCTTTTGAAACATCAGGAAGAAACGTATCTTGTTCTATTACACTTCGAGCGCTGCGCTTACCTACATAATCGTTTATTTTTTCAATGTTACCATTACTAATAAATTGATCTACTGTAGATTGTAAAAACTTTTTGTTAAAATCACTTCTAAAATATCTTGGAAGAAACTGGCTTGACGTTTTTTTAACGTTTCCTGTAGGCAACTCATTTTCATTTTGGTTATCATTATAAGCCATTAGTAACTACTTCCTCTATTACTATTATTAACTGCTAAAGACCCGCTTGTGGATCCTGCTTCAGAATAAGATATTACTTGTGATCCTAAACTTCTTAATTGCGATTCTGTATTACTTGATATAATATCAATATTTTCAACTGTTGCTCCGCTTATTAAAATTTCATTATCTTCACTTGTTATTTCAAAAAGGCCGCCGAACGATAGTGCCGGGTCGTTTGGTACAATTAACATACTAACAATTATAGGCGACATTTTGTTCATAATATAAGTCGCCATTTCTTGGAAATAAAATGTATCACCAAAATCCCAATTGTCTAATGCAAAATAAACATTCATATAATCAATTATTTGACTCTTTATCAAATTATCATTTATAGTAATTGCAGGATTTTTTACAACTTTTATAGTTGCTTGTAAATTAGTATTAGACTTATTACCAAATAAAACCTTATACTTTGCCGGCTGCATAATAACTTCGTCACTTATGCTTTTAATTGCATTAATTTTTTCAGCATAATTTAAAAATAATTCATCACTACTTGGCGGATTAGGTTTTACTGTTGTTGCACCAGAAAGGTACTTTCTAAAATCTATATCATAAGATTTAGTTAAAACATATGTATCAATTATATTACTCACACTTGGATCAATTCTTGTTGTTTGATCAGCACTATGAGTATATTGTACTTTTAATCCGTCTCTGCCAACAAATGCTTTGTAATTACTAACAATCGATAGCGAAGATGCCGATTCTGTATATTTTTTAAATAAATCAGATTCTACAAGATAGAATATTTGTCCATCAGGGTATGCATTAGTTAATGGTCCAATTTGTCCTTCATTATTAACAATAATAATACCTTCGTCAGCTTGTGATACGTACTTAAAATCTTCTAAGTTTTCTGAAGTAATATATTGCTTTTGAAATACAAACCTATTAAGGTTACTTGCTGTTTGATCAACTAATGTATTAAAAATATCAGGATCGTCAACAGTATTATCAAAATCACTATCAAAAAAGTCTACTTTAACTTTTCTACTATCGACATATCCTTCGACATTATTAAACACATCAATAATTTGCCAAGTGTAATCTTTTGTAAAAGGTATAAGACTATTAGGCTGCTTGTTTATACTTAAAATTTTAACTGTATCGGAAACATACTGTCCTGTTTTTGTATCAAATACTGTGTTATCTTTTTCAAACAAAAATCTAACTTGATCTTTACTTTCAGCAACGTATTCTAATTTTCTATTAGTAATTGTGTAACTAATGCCATTTGTTTCAAGCAATACTATCCAACTACTATCTTGATTTGTCTTTGTTGTGTCACCAGACTTACCTAAACTAAAAGGATTTATAATATCTAAATCTTCATTTAGTATTATTTTCCATTGACGCAATATTGCATCATAACGTAATCCAAAAGTTTTAAGTGCAAAAATTAAATCAATTGCTTTACTTAAAATATCTGTACCAAACTCTTTTGTATATTTTTGTCTTATAGCAGTAAGTATTGCGCCTGATGGGATTTTATCAGTAATAACTACAGGACTATCGCCGTTGTCTAAAATTCCAGTTGAATTTGCTGTTCCGTCATTTACAACATTAATGATTTTTGTCCATATATAAGAAACTGCTCCAGGATGATCTGCATCTCCGAGCATAAGTTTATTATTATCTGTTGTCATAAAATGATAACCAGTAGGAGCAGAAAATTTAACTAATGCACTTGGTTCTACATACTGTAAATTGCCACTTGTAAAGCTACCAAGATTATACACATTGTCACTTAAATCTTTAAAGTACCCTGTATCTCTATTTGTATCTGTTGTAGTTTGTGTCCATACTACGTTATTTTCTGTAAGAAGAATTTCGTTGTATTTTTCAAAGTAATAATTTCTTGTATTATTTTCTTTTATAATAGGTTGTATTGTATTAATTAATACATTTTCGATATCTGTTTTTGTTTCAAAATTAAATGCAGTCTTTTCTACTATTTCCTGCTTGTATATAATAGCATCATCAGCAAATACGTTAGTGTTAGAATACTTTCCTGTACTATCTTTAAGATCAAAATATCTGCTTATGCCGCTTGCATTCCTATTAACACTCTTTACTTTAATAATATCTTGACTGGTACTTAAAGGACCAATGTTATAGTCCTCAGCTGTTATAAGCCTATTTTGTGTATAATATGTTGCAGGTGCATTACGCTTAATACTTTCATTTGTTTCTGTAGTTGATGCGTTAGTAACAGTATATTCTAAACTTCCTGTAATTGTTAAATTATGCAAGTTTCCGTTAGCATTTATATAAGGAACTTTAATTGAAATATTTCTAATTTCGTTTGGAACAATTTGATAACTTGAATTTGCACTTGTTCTATAATAAATTTTAAAATTACCTTTAGGTAATTTACCAAATATTCCATCTGAAAATATAACGTTAATTTTATCTTGTGCTTTAGTTAATACATTATAAATATTTTTAGATCCAGATGTAAGTGTGTTGTATATAATGTTATTTCCTGTTAAACTATCTACTTTGTTCCATAGTTCAATTTCATTACCCGAGTCATCTAATTTATAAAGCCACACATCTGAGTCGTTTATATTTGTAGATTCTATATTTACAACTTGGTTAGAACTTGGGTTACTAATATTAAAGTTTCCGTTTTGTAACGTACCCTGTCTAAAATGTAAGAAGAATCCGTTATTAGAACTTGCTGCGCCTTTGCCGTCATCTTTATAAACAAAACTTAAACTATTGCCAGGATAAGGTGCTTCTTCTGTAATTTTTCCATTTTGTATTTGACAACTTGTAATTTCAAAAGGTAAATTTGATCCGTTAATGGCTTTAGAAAAACTAAAAACTGGTACATCTGACGATACACCTGCAACTCTATATTGTTCCGAATTAATCCCACTAACTGTATCTGATGCAATTGGATTGCCAAACTTGTTACTTGTTGTTAAAGAACTATTTAAAATTTTAATAAACTGTTCATACCAATCTAAATTGGCACTATCATTCCAAACAATATTTTGATTGTTAAGATTAATATTATTACTATCAATAATATCTTCACTTGTTTGTATACTTTGTATTTTTAGAAATCCGTTACCTGCTGAATTTCTTTTTGGATTGTAATTAATAAGTCTTGCTAAACGTAAGATACTTTCTCTACGCTCTGCTGTTTCGAGAAAGTTTTCTCTTGCATTTAAATCTATACGGAAACTTAAATTTTGTCCAAGATATGCAATCAAATCAATAAGTGCAAGGTACTCTGAACTTTCAATATAATCGTTAAAATCCTCGGGATAATTTTCCCTTAGATAATTGATCATTGTGCGTCTTAAACTATCAAAGTCGTAACTTTGAAAGTCCGCATTCCTATACGATTGATAAATTCTTTTCCAATCTTCTGCAACAATTAACTTATTTTGCCTATCAGTTACTGACATTCGTTTCTCCTACAATGTATTTATTTGCTTGAAATATATACGCACTTAACTAATGAGTCCATTTGCTTGATCAAAATCTAAACGCATTTTTTCAGATATATTGTACGACAAATATCGTAGTGTACATTCTATCGAAATACCACTTTCTTGCTGTTCTACAAAAACACTATCAACTTGAACACGTGGGTCTGAGTTAATAATATCTGTTACATTTTCTAATACTGCTTCTCTAAGATCGTCAGTTAACGGCTCAAATATAACGTCCCAAATTATAGTTCCAAATGTAGGATTTTCTAACTTTTCGCCTTGTCGTATATGAAAGTGATTTATTATATCTTGTTTGATAATAGAAACATCGTATAATACCTTACTTTCATTTTTGTTGTTAACTGTACTAATACCTCTATACCTCTTTGATATTTGAGATGTTTTATCTTCGTACCCTACAACTTTAATATTTTTATATAAATCTTGTTCCATTTTTTACCTCGTACTTGCATAACTATCAAGGTTACCTGAAGCTAAATCTGTTCCAATAACTGGAAAATTATATTTCTCCGGAACAGTCCAATTTCTTTTTATTGATGTTAATGTCATTTTATCGCCCCTTACTAAAAAATTACTTAACTTTACAGTATTGCTTTGATTTCCGCCTAACATCTGTACACGCCTTGTTGACGGATTGTAACCTCTAAAAAATCCAACATGTCCGAAGCGCGGGTCAGAATTTCTTGTTAAAATTACTATGTCATTAGTGCGAACATTTTCAAATGTCCTCCAATCAATTTCTGAACCATATTGTTTATAACCTTGGCTACTTAGAGTTCGTAAACATTCAATCCCTGCTGTATTTAAAACATAACTCACATACCCTGCACACCACGGAGTTCCGTCTCCGCTATAGCTTTGACCAGCAACTTCGTAACACCCAAGAATATTAGGATTTCCTGGAGTTCCTATTTCTTGCCAATTTTGATTTAAGTTTTGTTCTAAGACACTGTTAATAGCGTCAAACCCTTCTCCTTCAGGCACAGTTTCTGCAGGAGGTATTGATTGAGCGTAATTACCTTGTGCGCCAGCGCCGCCGGAAGCACCATAATACCCTGTAGAAAAATCACCGTTGCCTGCAAGGTCGCCCCAACCTTCACCAGTATTTCTGCTTGCTCTTAAAGATTGTGCGAAGCCAGCAGTATCTTGTTCTGTGATTACTATGTTAGGATTAACTACCGGAGTACTCGGTATAACTACTTGACACATATTTTTCTCCTAAGCATTACTTGTTGCTCCTCCTGCTGCATTAGCGCCTAATGCAAAATACTCATCGCCGGTTGTTCCGTATGCATCTCTGCCGCCTTCACCTCGACGCCATCTATTCATCCCGCCGGCACCTAATAAGTGTGAGCCTGCCAGCATACCCATAATTTGAGCAACACTATCGCTGTCGCTTAATCCGCCGTTTCTTTTAAGAGCTCTAAGATTTTTATTTGTATATGATATCATTGCTGCTTCTTGAACACTAACCGAATCAAGCCAGGCTTGTTGACTGGTCATTCCGTCTGTGCCTGTCCAATTAGATGCATTTTGAATTGCTTGTTTATTTGTTCCGCTGTAACTTTTTAAATAACCTTCGTCATATAATGCTAATTTACCAAATTGATATTTTCCGCTAAACCCTAAAGTGTTTACAGCATCGTATGCAAGATTACTTTCTCGTTGTCCAATAGCATTAAGATACGCAACAGTTTGAGCGTTTGTTAATCCTGTTATTACTCCTGCTGGAGCAGAAGTTAACGGTTGAGATGCGTTACCACTTGTTGATGTTCTGTTGTTGCTTTCACCTTGTGGAACATTTTGTGTTGCATCATAATTAGATCCTGGATCTGGATTAGTTCCTCTTGAAACGTTCTGCTGTCCGGGGGTTCGTCCTACGTTTTTATTAAATGTATCATAAACTTCTGGCGGATATGCTGTAGATTGCTCAAGTCCTGCTCTTGTTTTATCAGGTGTAAACAAACTTGGATCAGTATTTTCGTGTTGTGGCCAAGGTTCATGCTGCGGAACTCTTGCTGTTTGTGCAGCACGTAATGGAGCAACTGGATCTGTAGGATCTGCAATCGATGGCAGAACTGCTGCTGTTGCTGATGGTGCTACAGGACCATTTAAATGTATGTCGCTACTACCAGTTAAAAGCACATTTGCTCCTGTGCTTTTTATTCCCATAACTTGACCACTTGTTATTTTTGTTGCTAATCCAGATAACGAATTTATTTCTAAATCAGCTTGTGTATTCATATTGCCAAGAGCTTTATTATGGAAATTACCGTCTGTACTTAATTTTAAATCGCCGCATGATTCAATGCCAATTTCTGCTGTAGATCCTAAATTTAAATTATCTGCTGCTAATATTGCAATTTTTCCTTGGGCTGTACAAGTAATACTATCTCCTGCATAATTATTAATAAAACTTCCTGCATTGTTTGTAATAGCTTCGGCAGCATTTTGTGATATATAATCTCCCGAAGTAACATTAATATTACTTCCAACATCTTGCTTCCATTCTTTACCAACAACCCAATTTACATTTTGACCGGCTGTAAAATTTATATCTCGATCCGCTGTAAAATTTAAGTCTTGATTAGAATGTACACTTATACTATCTTGAGCATAGATATCTATCTTACCATTACTGGTCATTTCTATCCAAGTAGTTCCTCGAGCATTACCGATGTATATTAAGTCTTCAGTATTATGCATTAATATCTGATGACCGGTGCGTGTTTTAAATCTCATAAGTTCGTTATGCGGTAAAGATGGATCTCCTCCTGTTTCACCACCTTCAACATTTACATACTCTGACGGCCCTTGATTAGCTCCACCTGCTGGTGTTTTTCTTATTAATGAAGGATCTCCGTCATCCATTACAAAACTACTACCACCTAATCTGCTGGTGTGTTTAAGGGCTTTAACGTCACTGGTGCCTATTCTACCACGTGGTCCGTTTTTATCTATCGGTCCCGGAGTACTAACGCCAAATACCATACTGGGCACTTCTCGTCTTGCGCTGGAGCTCGTTAGTCCTCTAATTTCATCCAAGTCTAAACCTTGCTGTATTAAAGATCCTAATGCGTATGTATTCACAGCCTTTGAATATCGAGTTGCATCTGTTTGTGCTGGTCTATTAATTTTCTTATTATATTCTCCTACTGGTACTTTATCTCCAGTAGCATTAAATGCAGAGGCTGGCGTGCCGCCCGGCACCATCATATTCATGTGTTCATCTTGCACACATCCTGCCCAATAACCTCGAGATTTATCTCCTTCTACAAAGAAACATAATACTCGTTGTCCTACATCTGGAGGCACTGCCCACCAGCCATACGACTGTTGCGTTGACGGATAATTATCATTTGGTAAAGACGCACTTAGTGGAGTAACTCCGTAAAATGGAGACAAGTATCTAACAGTTAAACTTTCACCGTATGCTTCATATGTATTTCCACTTGAAGCAATTTTAAGCAATTGTACTTGCAAATTTCCCATGTATGAAGGATCAAGATGACTTATAACTTTTGCCAAAAACGGTCCAGGATTGCGTACTTTGCCATCATTAAGTGTTCTTGTATGTGTTGCCATTTAAATTTTTTACCTCGGTCCTATTACATTTGATAATGCTGAATTGACACTATTTCTAACGTCATTAATTGCCGCTTGTGCTTGGCCTGTTGAATCACTAATTAACCCACTAATTCGTGTAGCATCTGCTTGTAATTGTCTTGCAGCAGCAAGTGCTCCAGCTTGTCCGGAAGCTAATCCCGAAACTACGTCACCTACTGATGTACTTAGCCCAGCTAAAACTCTGTCAGCTTCTTGTTGGAGTTGGTTTGCTGGCAATGATGCATCTACTTGTCCAATTGGCGATCTGGCGTCTGTAAACATTCTTTGATCTGTAACTGTACCTTCTACTTCTTGATTTGGTCTGCGTATTAATGTTAGTGTTTGCACAAATTTATTATTTTGCCAAGCATTTCTAACAAAAATAACTCTATATAATCCACTAAATGGTGTTAGTTTAGTAGTTTGTTCAGGAAATAACATAGTACCGCTATCATCGTCTTTATAATCAATAGGAGTTTTAAAGTTAATCAGTATATCAACTTCGCTATTCTGATATGCCATAGCGCCGTCACCGTTAATATTTAGAACTCCAACATTAGGACTATTATAGTTTCCTAAACCGCTATCTGATATATAATAAGGATCTCCCATAATATCTAATTTTAATTGAACTAAGTCTACATCACTATTAATAATAGCATCATGAAATTGTCTTGCTATTCTAATTTTTTGATCATCTATCTCTGTACCCGGAGTTAAATCTCCTGAGACGTCGGTTACTGATTCTATCGGAGTCTGTCCATCAGGTTGAAAATCTCCAGTACCTTCAGATTGACCGTAAATTGTAGGGTCGCTTTGCAACCCAGAATCAGATCCATTATTTACAATATCAGCAGATCCTTGTCCTCTATCTTCTTGTAGCCCTGTAAAAAATGCAAAATTCATTTGAATATCAAAATCTAATATATCTTTATTTTTTCCTGTATAGATATAATTGTATTCTTTTGCAACGTTTTTAGATAAATTGGCATAATTTGCGCCGCCAGTACTACCTCTACTAAAAATACTACTATGTACTTTGTACGGTACAACTTTAAAAATATAAACAAGACCAGGTCTACCATTTTGAGATTCATTGTTTAAATCTTCATTAATATACACATCTGTTTCTATTCTAAACCAATCAACCATGCCAACAAAGTCTACTGTGTAATCCGCAATACTTCTTGCATAACTACTGGTAAGTATAATACTTTCAATAATATTTTGTATTTTCATTCCTTGGCCAAAACTAAATGTTCTTAAGTCTGACGAAATACTAATTTTTCCTCTTGAATAATTTCCTGTGTTTTCGTCAAGTACAAATGCATCAATAGCCATTGGTGAAATACCTTTTTCTAATATGCTTTGTACAATCGTTGCGCCACCGATTACGTTTGGCCTTCTGCTTGATAAACCTACTATCCTATCAGTTATATTATCTCTACCAATTGAACCAACAGTATTAGCTTGTAATTCTTCTATTCTATCTATATTTGCAGCACCTGCTAATCCAACTTGACCTAAACTTCTTGCTGCTTCTTCCAAAGTAACTGTAGCCGATTGCGGCGTATCTGAAGTTATTGCTGCTGATAAATCTAAATTAGGATTTGGAAAAATAATTGCTATTTCATCTGGTGTACTTATTTCGCCAGCACTGGCTTGTTCTCTATATCTTCTATTAATAATATTTGTTAAACTGTTTTGTCCGGTTTGAAATATTTCTTGTAGTGTAGCGCCAGTCGGAGCAATGTCTGTCTTTATACGCTGTACTGTATCACTTAGTGCTACTTCGTTATAAGGAATTGCTGTTACATCGTAGACGCATCCGCCAGCAGTAACATTAAATTTAATATCTATAAATCTTAATGGAAAATACCTTGTAGTATTTTCTATAACTTTTGCATTACCGTTATCGTCCCAACCAACAAAGTCTATTTGTAAAACATACGGTGCTTGTATATAATTTGCAAAGCCGGCGTTTAGTGCGCCTTCCATTAAGGATTGCATAAACAATCCCATACTATAAGGTTCAGTAACTTGAAAATTTATTGTAGTTGCATTAGTTGTGCCTACACGGTTCCCTGGAGAAATTATACTATCAATATCAAGGTTATCAATAAAATATTCTACCTTGCCCTGGGTTTCAAATGCTGTTGTTACTTTACTATTACCTAATCCGCCGCCGGACCTTAATATTGTAATAGATGGTCCATTTTGTCTATATGTTCTATTTGGAAAATTTGTTTCTTCTGCGGTAAGTACACCTAATGTAAAAATATTATTAAAGGATGCAAATTCTTCTAAAGCATTAGGTTGTATAGGTGTCGATGTTGAATAGTTAAACTGAGTAGGTGATTCAGATTGTGGAGTTGCCGATGGCACAATAGTAGCTGCATTTGATACTTGTTCTCCTACAGAGATATTAGTATTAGCAGGAGTTGTACCCCATCCTATACCTTCAACCCATGTATCCGGATTTGTTACTCCTTCAATTGCAGCTTGAGCTCTTGCTAAGGCAGGATCAACTTGGCCGGGTCCAAACCCTACTGTTGCAATACGAGCTGTTGCTGATTGTGCAGAAGCTGCTGCTGCATCTAAACTACCAATTCCCGATCTAACAGTATTGTTTACTTTATTAGCAAGGTTCCTTCGACTTGTTCCAAATGCTGCGTTTTCGTATTCTGTTGACATATTATAGACCTAATACTGCTTTTAATCTACTATTCTTAGGTAGATAAATTGTAGTTGAAACTTTAAAATCAAATATAGGATCGTAGATAATATCTAAATTACGCTGTGCAAAAATCCACCATAATTTTGAACTACCGTATAGGTCAAATGCTAACAGATCTGGTCTAAAGTTATATTGAGGTTCAATAGTGTATTGTATATCATCTGGGTCTGCAGGGACAGGCCTAATAGTAAGTAAATCTAAATAATTTCCGTTTGCTTTTTTTGTTTTATAATAAGGGCTTGTAACACTTGACATTAGATAAATCCATCCCCATCTTTAATATATGATCCATTCATAAAACTATTAAGATTGAACTTTTCAACCTTTCGTCTACTATAAATCGGCTGTAATGTAACACTGATCAAACTTTGTGACGGTACCCAACTTATAGCTTTACCATTTGCGCTATTTGTACTAACGCCTTGACTTTCTAAACTCGTAGATATGTAGTCAACTTCTGCAGGTAAATCTATTTGAAAGTTTGTTATAACAACAGGAACGTTGTTAAAAACAAAATCTCCGTATCCGTTTAGTCTACAAATTGGTGGCGGTGCGCCTGTTCCACCATAATCCATTTTTGTTATCGTTCTTAAGAAGTGGACTGCTGCTACCCAGTATTCTGCTTCAAAAGATGTTTCAACTAAAAAGTCTCCACTCACTGTAAATTGATCAGTTCTGCTATTTTCATAAACAGGAAACGGATAATTTGTGTGTACAGGCTGTAAACTATTATAATCTGCACTGTGTTGTACATAAATTGTAGGAGTATATGGAAATACAAAACCAGCAGTTCGACTTAACGGAGTAAACATTTTACTACCTTTCATCGATCCAGGAATACTTAGACGTACTCTCCAATCTCTTTCTACTCCGCCAGCAATTTCTGCACTAACTCGTGAACTTTGTTCAGGTTCTGCTCCGGGAAATATATTTCTCGATCTAAACTGCGAAAGCAATTTTGATGGATCTGCAAGTCCGTTTGCAAAATCTGCAACACCTTGTGCAATTCCTTGTAGTGACCTTGCACCTTGTAATACATTTCCAAATTTGCTGTTTTCTACAATATTTACAAACTCAGATCCTATACTCTGTTGCAAACTTTGAAATTGATTTGCAACTCTATTTGCTGCGTTAAAAAATCCTGACATAGATTACTCCTATAGTGTATTTATCACTATAAATAAACTACGCATTTAATTTTTTTAATGAATATACTTGACTTTTAGTAAATTTACGTGTATAATATAAGAAATACTTAAACTATAGGAAATTATATGAAAAGAGTAAATTATTTAAACAACAAAGATATCCTTAAAGAGATACATAAATCAAAATCTACATTTTGTAGCTTTGTTGATAAGGATTATCATCAATTTGATATTATCCTACCAACTATTGAAAAAATTAATATCAGGACTATTGCAGAAGCTAAACGTAACAAAGCAAAACGCCTTAGTGTCCAAGCATACGACGATGCTAAAGCAGCTGGTCGAAAAGTAAAGATGGCAGAATGTGAACATGACTATAAAAAAGTTACAAAAGAAGAGATAATTTTTAGAATTTACACTTTTGACCATATTCCTGAAGAGCCTGGGCGCAAAAAGAACCCAAAGACAGTTGCAGATACCAGAGTTAAACTTAATTTTCCTCCATTTCAGCATTATAAATTTACATCTGATGGAGAATTAGTATGTGTTGGTAAAAGTCACTGGGCAGGAGGCATGGAAAACGGTTGCTTTACGTTAACAGGCGGAAAAGCAACTAATAAACTTGCTATGATGTGGATGAAGTTATGTGATAGGTACGCAACAAGAGGAAATGTACGTGGATATACATACAACGACGAAATGCGAGGACAGGCAATCTTACAATTGGCACAAATTGGTCTACAGTTTGATGAATCAAAGTCCAACAATCCATTTGCGTATTATACAGCCGCCGTTACAAACTCATTTGTACGAATTATTAACATTGAAAAACGAGCGCAGAACATTAGAGACGATATTCTCGAAATGAACGACTTAAATCCTTCGCATACAAGACTACATGCTGGAGAATGGGAAGCTGCTCTTAAAAGAGAAGCCGGAAAGTAACCATTTCTATTGACATTAATAACTTTTTGTGTTATGCTAATAAAAAAGCGAGGATCTAATTTTGTTTAAAAAGGCAGCAGTATTCACTGACATCCATTTTGGTCTAAAAGGCAACTCTAAACAACATAATCAAGATGGTGAAAACTTTATTGATTGGTTTATTGAGCAAGCTAAGGCTAATAATTGCGAGACTGGTATCTTCTGTGGTGACTGGCATCATAATAGAAATAGTCTTAATCTTACTACAATGGATGCAACTATAAGATGCCTCGAAAAACTTGGACAAGCATTTGAGCAGTTCTTCTTTTTCGATGGTAATCACGACTTATATTATAAAGATAAGCGTGATGTTAATAGTACAGCATTCAGTAAGTTTATTCCAGGTATAACATTTATTGACGAAATTACAACTATCGACGATGTAACATTAGTCCCGTGGTTAGTAGGCGACGAATGGAAGAAGATTGAGAAGATTAAATCTAAGTACATGTTTGGACACTTTGAACTTCCTTCGTTTTATATGAACGCAATGGTGCAAATGCCTGATCATGGTGAACTTAAAAGTGAACATTTTAAAAATCAAGAGTATGTATTCTCAGGACACTTCCATAAAAGACAAAAGCAAGGTAAAATACACTATCTTGGAAATGC